TATAAACACTATATAACTAGTTTTATTTTATAAGATATACAAGATGGTAGATATTAAAAAAAGTTTGGATATGAGACTTTTAAAGTCGGAAGCCAAACACAATACAGCGATGTTTGTAGCACTTGAGCCGGACAAGGAAGATAGAAACGGAGACATTATATCAAAAGACGAAGTTATAAAAACGGCTCACAACTTCGTTAAAAACTTATGAGAGAAAGATGTTAATTTTAATCACGAAGAAGATACTGAAACAGATAAAGCCAGATTTGTTGAAAGTTATACAATACACAAAAAACAAGTTGTTGGAAACACTACTTTAAATGATTGAACTTGGATAATATGATTAGAGTTCGACGACGATTTATTTAAAGAAGTAAAAAAATGAAACATAAATTGAATAAGTGTCGAGTGAAAGTGAAAAGCGGAATAATTTATTTATATAAAACAATTATAAAAATGAGAAGCATAAAAGATGTAGTTGTAAATAAAATTAGTCTATTGACTGGACATAATAGACCGGCTGTCCCTAAAGCGGATAAAGAATTTGCAATATTAAAATCTAGTCATAGGGATACCTTAAAAAATCTAAGAGAAAGGCTAAACGAGATAGATGACATTGAAGATAAGGAAGATTAAGATATATTTATGTTAGTTTTATTTTGTAATACAATATTATGAAAGAGCTTTTGAAAAAGTTAATTACAAATCTCGAAAATGGTGATAATGATAAAGCCATTGCAAACCTTAAAAAGGCAGTTGAGATTGTGGAAAAGCAAGAAGAAGAAAAAGACGAGAAAGACGAGAAAGACGAAGAAAAAAAAGAAGAAGTTGAAAAAGATAAAGATGAAGAAGTTGAAAAAGAAGACGACCAAGTAAACGAAGACGAAGAAGAACCAGTTGAAGACGAAGAAGATGAAAAAGATGAAGAAGTTGAAAAAAGATTTGAAAAAATGGAAAAAGAATTACAAAGCACAAAAGAAAAAATCACTAAACAAAGTGAGAGTATTGAAAAAATGGAAAAATACTTAGGAAAAATAGTAGATAATGTTGGACTTAAGAAAAATCTTAAAAAGTCTAACAACAGTAAAGATGATAATGTTTTTGCTGGTATGCTAGTTGGTTAATTATTTTTTATATTATATTTTAAAATATTATGAGTAAAAGTCTAGACAGAAAGATAGAAAAAGCATTTGATACAGGAACACTAAACTCGGATAGTGTTCACCTTAATGAAGAGCAGGCGGACAAATTTATTGATTATATTAAAGACGAATCCGCATTACTACCTAATTCGAGAGTGGTTAAAATGAAAAAGCCAATAAAAGAAATTGAAAGAGTTATGACAGATGAACATTTCTTGAAACCGGGTAGTCACGATAAAGCTTTGGATAAAGACACAAAATTTACTTCAAGCAGAAAGGAATTAAAAGCTGAAGTTGTTAGATGACTAGTAAAACTTACAGACGACGAACTAAACGATAATATTGAGTGAGAAGCTTTTGAACAACACCTTATGCAAATGATAGCCAAAAAGATAGCTAACGAATTAGATATAGCTAGTTATAAAGGTAGAAAAGTAGCAACTCCAAATGCAAGCGAATGAATACTAGGACTATTTAATGGTTTTAAGTATCAAGCTGAGAATGCTTGAAAAGTAGTTGATGCAACAGTTGATTTTGCTGATAGAAATATTAGTAAAACTAAACTTAAAAAGACTATGAGAATGCTTAAAAACCAATATAGACAAAATGCAAATTGGTTTATGAATATTGATAGTTATATTGATTTTCAAGACCTATATAATACAACTGATAAAAAAGGAACTGATATAAGAACTAGTCTATATGGAAAAAATATTATAGAAATACCTTTAATGGATGTTGAAGAACTAGTAGTAGACGGAGTTGCTTCAAGTACAGCAAGTGGGACTTCAAGTGCTGGTCAAAAAGATTTGACTGTTGCTGATGGTACTGACTTTGCAAGTGGACAATTTATAGTAGTTGCAAAAGATACTGAATATGAAAGAACTTACGAAGTTGATAGTGTTTCTACTAATACACTTACATTGACAAGCGACTTGCTATATGATGTAAATGATGGAGAAGCAGTTGAAAGCGGTACAAAGGACGGTAATAGTGTTTTATTTTCAAACTCACAAAACCTACTATACGGTATACTAAACAGAATTAGTATTGAGCCAGAGAGAGTAGCAGGTGTAGGGTATAACTTCCACTATAAAGGTAGAATGGCTATAGATATTGAAAATACAGATGCAATATCTATACTTACAAACCTTAAAGCTACTGAATAGTTTATTTATTAAAAATATATAATGGATAAGCCTACTATGGACGATTATAAAAAAGACATTAAAAAATATATGGACGAAAACGATATTGATTATATGTCTACTGATACAAAAAAAGACTTGCTTGATAAAATAGAAGATGTTGAAGCAAATTCTAACATAAACAACAGCAACGACGAGCAAGTAGAAATCAAAAAAGTAGTTGTCAAGATAAAAAACATATCTAGACAAACTATTGATTGAATTAAACCGTCTCAAGAAGTTCAAGTAAAAAAAGATAGAGCTAAAGAACTTATAGATAAAGGCGGATTTATAATGTTATAAGAAATACATATAAATAACATTGTAAATTTTGAAAGGCTACCTAAAATATAGGTAGTCTTTTTTATTAGTTAAAAAATAGAGATGGAATATTGCACTTTAGAAGAATTTAAACAATATCAAGATATAAATATATCTGATGATGATACGCTTATAGAAAATATAATTTCAAGAGCCGTAAGTATAATAGATAAAAAGCTAGGATATAATTTAGCGGTTAAAGAATATACAAAAAGAATAGATGGCTGAAAGAATACTATATTTTTAGAAAATATGCCAAAAACTGTAGTAAGTATCAAAGACACAAGTTGAAACGAATACGAAGTTGATTTTATAGATGGCTATATTGTATATTTAGAAGGAAAAACACCAGTAGGAGAAAAAAATATTATAATTACTTATACAAAAGGATATGAAAGTGTGCCTGATGATTTAAAACAAGTATTTTTAGATTTTGTTAGACAATTATATTTAAAACAAAAAAGTTGAGACGATAAAGATATAAGTAAAAAAGATATAGATTGAATATCAATAACATATACAAACGATAGCGAAAAACAAAAAAGATTTAATGAAGTTTTACAAAGATATAAAAGTTTTAGTTTTTTCAAATAAAAATGCTTACACACTTTCAAGAATATTTAGATATATACACTGTCAAACCACAAAACAACACAACTAATAGTATTTGAGAAACAGTCGAGCGAGACTGAAATAGTTTTGATATAAAAGAATATGAAAACAAAAAAACAGTTAAACAAATAACAAACAAAGGTTGAGCGGACTATAAGAAAAAAGAATATGTTTTTTATTCTGATACAACAAAAAGTTTATTAAAAGGAGACAGGATAGAAAAAGATTGACAACAACGAGAGATTGAAGATGTTTTATATAGCAAAGGCGGTTTTACTAAAATAACAGCTATATCAAATGAGTAATTTTAAAATGAATTGAAGTGTAATACCTAATGCTATGGAATTTGCTTTGACAGATGCTGTATCTTTTTTGACTGACAGAATTATAAAGATTACACCGAGAGACCCAAAAAGACCACCAAAAGACCCAAGTCAAAAGGTGACAGGGAATTTAAAAAGGTCTATAAAGATGAATAAATTAAATAATACTAAGTTTGAAATATGAGTACAAAAATGACCAGCAAACAAATATGCTAGTTATTTAGAGTTTGGTACAAGTAAGATGAAAAGTAGAAGTTTTCTAAGAAAATGACTTTATGACAATCAAAAGAAAGTTAAAAAGGTTATGAAAGATAGTTTAAAAATGTTTATTAATAAATATACTTAATATGGATTTAGCAACAAAAGAAAAATTTTATAGTCAATTAAATAAAACAAATATAACAGATTTAGTAGATAAAATAGTTTATATATCTACTGATAAAGATGATGATGAGCTAAACAGCTTAGATAGTTTTATAACTTTTCAATCTATTACATTAAATACAAGTAATATACCCAAATATGAGACGATATATCAAGTCTCTATATTTGCTAAAACAAATATAAAAGTTAGTCAAATAGAAAAAGAAGTGCTTAAAAACTTAAATAAAACAAGAAATAAAGTGCGAAAAAGGTGTAAATTAACTAGTGAAAAGGAAACATATGACACAAATACAGGTTTAAGTGTAGTTCATATGACTTTTAGAGTAGTTTGATTTAATACTATGTATTAGAGATGACATTGAATATAAAGCTATATGTTATATATTTAGGTTAGTTTTAATTTATAATTTATACACAAATGCAAACAAGTGTTCAAAACGAAAGTGCAGTGAGAATGGGAAGTGGAAAACTATTAATAAACGATAGTAATGTAGGACTTTTAGATAATGCAACTTTAAATGTTGTATGGAATGTTGCTGAAATAACAGCTTCAAACTGAAAACTACCGCCTAGAAAAAAACCGGAAGAGATTACATTTAGTGCTGACTTATATGAAATAGATTTGTCAGTATTACAAGAAATAGATAAACACGGTGTTTTGTCTAGTACAGCTGGAACTGAAACTAGTACAAGCGATGAAATAGCTAGTTGATTTGAAACAGATAAAGCTTATACATTAGAAAACCAAAACTGAGATGGAACAGAACCAAATGTGACGGAAGTAAGTGGTTCAACTGATGGTGTTTTAGCTGATTGAGCTGATTACGATATTATAGAAGATAAAAACGGTGAATATGCTATAGTATTTGAAGATACTACTGAAGCTACTAGTTTATCAACAACAGACCAAGTTATTACAGTAAGTTATGACTATACACCTAATGTAAGTGAAAAAATCACTTTTAGTGATGTAGTTAAACTTATACAATTTAATAAAGTTGAGTTTGTTAATACAGATGAAAACGGAAAAGAGTTTACTGTAAGAATACCAAAAGCTTACGGAAATTCTGACTATGAGTTATCTTATAGTGCGGACGATGCCCTTGATGAGACTATGACAGTACCAATAACTTTCAAGGCTTATCCAGACACAAATAATGAACTACTTGAAATCGTTGATGAACAAGCGGTATAAAAAAATAACATTGCAGATTTTAAGAGACTACCTATTATAAAGGTAGTCTTTTTTTATTGGTTAAAAAATATTATGAGATTAAATTTAAATAATGTTAATGATTACTTTACAATAAATAACAAATTTTTTGAAGTTGGAGATATAACTAAAGATGATGTAGTTAATTTAAGAAATAAAGAAGAGATAGAAGAAATAAGAGAGCGAGTAGCCGACTTTTTAAAAAAGTTTAATAAAGATAGTAAAGTTGATAACTTAAATAAAAAAGAATTAAATAGAATAGGTGTTTTAATCTCTGATGTAATATTATGAGAAAAAAAATAATAATTGAATTGAGATGAAACGAATATATAATTTGAGAACTAACAGTTGAGCAATATTTAAAATTACTCAACGAAGAGACTAAAGAAGTTTTGGAATATGATATATTAAAAGAGTTTAATGATGAAATACCTAAACTAAAAAAAGACCAAGCCGAAAAATTAATAAATACTTTATTTAATATAGTTAAGGAAGAAAATTTAAAAGATATTATAAGACAAAAATCAAAAGAAGCTAGTATCCCTATAAAAGATTTTCATATATTGGTTTGAGTAGCTATGAAACAACTAAACCAACCTTATAGTGAAATAATGAAAATGCCTATAAGATATTTTAATATGTTAATGCAAGATTTAGAAATTATTGTATGACAAAAAGAATATAACAAAAAAAGAAATTCTAAAAGGATAGATAGTAAGAGTTTACAGAAAGAATTTGGTGAAATAAAGTGAAATAAGAAAGTAAAGATATAAGTTTTATACATATACCTATTAAAGATGGCTAACCTATGAGATTTAAAAATTGGAATAAAGGCTGATGATTGAAGTTTGAAAAAAGCAAACAAAAACATTAGAAAAGAATTTGATGAAACTTGAAAAAAGATAAACAAAGAATTAAGTCAAAATTCAAAAGAGTGATTTAATAAAGCTTCAAAGGAAGCAAAAGGTTTTTGATGACAGATGAAAAAGCTATGAAGTATAATAGCTGGAGTTTTTGCTTTTGATAAACTAATGCAATTTTGAAAAAAGCTATTTAGTTTATGAAGTGATTTGCAAGAAGTACAATCAAGATTTAATGTAGTATTTAGCGAATTACAAGCAGAAGCTAATGCAACTTTTGAAAGTATAGCAGAAGCAACTAATAGAAGTGTATTAGATTTGAAAAGGTTTGGTGGTGAGATAGGTGATATACTTAAACCTATGGGATTTGCACAAGATGAAGCTTTAAAACTTTCTGAAAATATTACAAAACTAGGTATAGACTTAGGTAGTTTTGCAAATAAAAGTGATGAACAAGCTATAAATGCTGTTGCAAAAGCATTTGTAGGAGAAAAAGAAGCACTTAACAGTTTATGAGTGACTATAAAGCAGGCTGAAATAGACCAAAAAGCATATAATTTAGGACTTGTAGAGCAATGAGAAGAGCTAACAGAAGTACAAAAATGATTAGCAACATATAGAATATTGCTAGACAAAACAAAAGATGCCCAAACAGATGCAACAAGAACAGCTGAAAGTTATGCAAACCAGTTAAAAGGTTTGAAAGGTAGTATAAAAGACACTTTTGCTGAAGCTTGAAAAGATACAGCACAAGAAACAAGTGGTATATTGGGTAGACTTACAAAGTTTGTAGATGCATATTGAAAAGCTATAATAGAGAGTGTAGTTGATAGTTTTAGTATTATACTTGTATTTCTATGAGATGTTTGAAACGGTATTTGACAACTTATGACAGTTTTTACAAACTGATTAAATGAAGCAGAGAAAACAAGTAGTTGATTTGGTACAATATTATTAAGAATTTGACAAATAATTAAAAGTTTTCTTTTGACTTTTAGAGCTACTATAGATATACTTGCTGAATTAATAGCTTGATATTTTGAATGAATAATAACAAGTTGAAAAGACACAGTCACAGCTGTTTTTCAATTATTTAAAATGCTTGGAACTAGTGTTAAAACAGTTTTTAAAGTTATGAAATGAAGTGTTAAAGTTATATTTACTGAATTAGTGAACGAAATAGCAGAAAAAATAAATTGGATGGCTGGACAATTTAATAAAATAAAATGAATTGATTTACCAACATTAGAAATTAAAGACACAGCAGAAGATATGGAAGACTTAAACAAAGAACTTGATAGTTGGAAGAGCAATATTAAAGATTATGCTGACACAGCTATTGGAAGTTTAAGTGCTGGTTGAAAAGATTTGGAAGATAATACAAAAAGAACATTTGATAACATAAAGGAAAAATGGAAAGATTTATGACACGACCTAGCATATAACAACCTAGAGACAAATAGAAATATAGATAAAGCAAACAAAGAACTAAATGAGAATACATTAGACGACTATGATGCAACCCTAGATGATTTGGAAGGTATGATGGGAGAGTATATGTGAGCAGTTAAAGATAATGCAAAAAATACTAGTTGAGAAGTAGAGAAACAAAATGAAAAGATTGAAAATAGTATGAAACAACTAAAATGAAAATATGATGACTTTGTAGATAAACAATGAGAGCTTGTAGACAAACAAAAAGAAATAAAAGAAGCAACACAAGATATGGAACAGTTTAGCTCACAAAAACTATCTGAATTACAAGCAAATATAGTTAAAGTAAATGATGAGTATCAAAAAAGTATAGATAAAATAAATGAATGGAAAGCTGAACAAAAAGGTTTGGCTGAAGAAGAGAAACAAGAAAGACTAGCAACAGAGATTGTAAATGCTGAAAAAGATAGATTGCAAATGTGAAAAGATTTGACAGATTTAGTTGTTAAACAAAATGATTTAGAAAAGAAAAAACAAGAGTACTTAGATGATGATAAAGATGAAAAAGCAAAAGAAATACAAGAAGATATAAATGCAGTAGAACTTAAAATAACAAAGAATAAAAGAGAACAAAAAGAATTAATGAGACAAATTACTGAAGCAGAAAGAATTGTTAATAAAGAAGTTTTGAAAAGAAAAGAAAACTATGAAGAAGCTAGTAGGTTTCAAAAGATTATACTAGATACACAAAGAGAAATGCAAGCTATAGAAGAAGAAGCAGAAGCAAAAAAGAAAGAAGCTGAAAAGAAAAAAGAAAAAGAAGAAGAATTAAACGAATTTAAAATTAGGGCGATAAAAAAATTAGATAAACTTGAAAGAGTAAAAGCTGAAGAAGTAGCTGAATTAAGAAAAAGTGAGATGTTTAATGCTTTAGATGAAGAGCAAAAAGCCTTTCTAAATGATATAATAGATAGAAAACTTAAAATATCAAAACTATACGAAGATAAGAAAAAACTTGCACAAGATTTGAATAGAGAAAAATTAAGATTACAATACAGATTATATAATATACAAAAATTACAAAATGAAGATTTAATGCAAGATTATTTAGACCTAGTTAAACAAATAGACCAAGTTATATCAAAACAAAAAAGGTTAAATGAATTAAAGTTTGAAAGTAGTGGAGCTTGATTTGCAAAAGGTGGATATACTGGAGATTGACCTATAAA